CTGCCACCCAAGCGAGATTTTCAGCGTCGCACCCTTGGGCGGAAACTCGATCTTGCCGTCCCGATCGTCGAGTTCGATCTCACACTCATCAGCGTCGAGCCCTGGCTTGTCGACCGTATGGATGCGTAGCACACGATCCTCAATCACCTTGGTAATGTCGTCGCCATTGGCGACGATCTGGAATATTGCCTGCATACTTCCCCTCCCGATTTACGCCGCGCTAGGTCCACAGTTGCACCGGTTCACTACGTGGCACGTCGACATCCGGCAGCGTGATCGTGATGCCCGCCATGAACGGCTGTTCCCGTGCAGCAAGGCCGGGATTGGCTTCGTAGACGGCCTCAACCATCCCGGTCACCGAGCCGTACACCGCGTAACAGATCTCGTCGAGTACGTCGCCGTCAGACGTTCTTATAATCTTCGCCATAGCGGCCAAACTCCAGGCTAAAGGTCTGTTTCCGCGGAGCGCCGTCCGACATCAGCGCCTCCTGCTCCTCCTCGACCGCCTGCAGATACCAGCGGCCGAGCACTTCACCGTAGCCGGTTGTCAATTGCACCGGCAGCATGCGATCGCCGATCGCACGCAAGGCGTCGAGCTGCTTCGCTCCCGCACCAGACGCCGCAAACACAACGCCCGACAGCGTGATGGTTTCGCCGCCCTGACTGACCGCCTGCAGCGCCTCCTGACGGTTCAGACGCTCCTGCGAAGCGACCTTGTATTTTGTGGTGCGCCGCAGCTTGTCGAAGGCCGCGGTCGACAGGTTGAAGTGGAACGTGTCGCCCTTGTCCGAGCTCAGCGTCATCAGGTGCGGCGTCGCTGTCGCGGCACCGTCAAGCTGGCCGGAGAACAACGTCCCCGCGCCAGTCGACGTCGCGAGCGAGCCCGGTGTCGGCGTCGCCTTGATCCCTGCCCACGCGTTGAACTTCGTGCGGACGTCACCGAGCGCGCCATTGACCGCTTCGGCGGCGGATTTGATGGTCGCGTTACTGGATGCAGTCGCCATCTTCAGCACGCTACCGACCGATGACTGCACGGCGTTGAAGCTGCGCACAGCGGTGCCCACCTTCGGGTTCACGTCGCTCGCCACCGACAGCGCACTGCTCGCGCCGGAAAGCAATTCGGCAGCGCTATCAAGGTTTCCTGTCGCCAGCTTCTGCAACACAGCGACGGTATTCGCGCTGGCCGGGCGGTTGCGCTCATAGACACGGTTCATGCTTCGCACGCGCTCCGTCGCGATGCTCGCCTGCGTCGCCGCCTGCGTGATCTGTCTTTCAAAGTCCACGACGTTTCCTTATTGTTGCTATAGATGAGGCGAATCAAACATCGCCGAGCGGTTGTTCTTAGCGAGTTGATCCTTCATCATGCGTTGCAGTTGCGGCGAGACCTTCGCGAGGAAGCGGTCGGCCGCATCGCTACTGGGTTCACCCTGCATCACTACGTGAAAGACTGGCGCGAAGGTGTTCTGCTGGTCGACCTTCATGGTGGGTTTGGCGGCCCCGACGGGCTTTTCCAGCGCCCTGGCTTTTGCAACGGCATCGGCAGCAGGCTGTGCATCATTACGGGAGAACGCCCATTTTGCAGCAGCCCCCAAGGCCTTCTCGCCGGCATAGGTGCCGATCGCCCCACCCACGATACCGCCGATCGCCATCCCGATCGGGCCGCCCACAGCCCCCACCAGTGCACCGGCTTTGGCACCAAGCACACCGCCCGCGAGACTGCCGGCGATACCGCCGAAGCCTCTCGCTTTCTCCGCCCGGGTATCGTTGCTCGTTGCAACTGCATAGGCGTTGGTCGCCGCCAGACCAACCTTGAGCACCGAGCCTGCCACCGCCAGCTTGCCGGCGTACGGCATGACGCGGCCGACCAGACCACGGGCAGCGCCCAGGACGCGTGCGAAGCGACCGCCCTTGCCTGCTGCACGACCCGCACCGCCGGCAACCTCGCCGAGTTCGCCCGCGATCGCACCCGCTGTGCCACCGAAGCCACCGCCTGCGCCGCCGACACCCGGTAGGTTTACGACGAAGACGCGTTGCACGCCGCCGACGGCAGCGCCACCCAGCGCGTCCATCACCCGGCCCATCGGACCGCCCTTGCCTCCGCCTGCACCACCGATCGCCGCACCCGCACGACCTCGACCGACGAGGATCGAGCCCCGCGCGATGTCGAGTGCTCCGCGCCCGATCTGGAAAAGCGATTTCGCCCCGCGATACGCAATGAAGCCCGCTGCAACGCCAGCAACGGCCATCGTCGCCTTCGGCGCCGCATCGGTAATCTTCGCGAGCCCTTCGCCGGTGGCCTTCGTTGCATGGCCCACGGCATCGGTAACGGGACGCAACGCGTCGCCGATACTACGCATCGCGTCATTCCACTGCTGCCCGACCTCGCTCCAGATCTGCTTCGACGCATCGCGCCGGTCGGCAAGATCCTTCACGATCTCACCACTGGCCTGCGCCGATTCCTTCTTCAGGCGCTGATACAGATCGGCGTTCTGCAGGTAGGCCGTCAGTGCCGCCTTGACCTGCATGTCGTTGAAGAGATCACCGGTTTTCATGGTGTCTTCGAATGCCGCGATCTGCGCGCGGCGCTTCTCCGGATCCGACTCGCGGTTTATGCTCTTCGCGGCATCGGCAAGCTGTTTCGCTTTCGCGGGATCGGTGCGCTCGATGTACGCACGCGCCAGAACGAAGGAAGCCTCAAGCGTCGACCAGCCCTTGCCGATCGCTTCGCGCATCTTGGCTTCGTAGTCGACGCCGGCCTTTTTGTAGTTGCTCGCGGTTTCATTGGATCCGATCTTTGAAAACCAGTTTTTGAGATTGTTCGCCGCTTCGTCTGCATTGCCGGCCGTCTTCATCTGGACCTGCAGCATCGCACCGAGCTGGGTCACCGAGTCCTGTCCGGTGATGCCGATCTTCTGCATTTCGGCAAGCAGCACGGGAAACCAGCGGGCCATGTCGGCCGACTCGAACGAACCTTCCTTGCCAAGAAACGCAATGGCCTCGAAAGCCTTGCCCATCTGCGCCGGATCCGCGATGCGAGCGTTCTGCTGCAGCGCCTGGATCATCCGAGCGGTTTCAACGGTGGTCGCACCCTGACCGATGGAAAACTTCGCGGCCAGCGGTGCGAAATCGAGCGCACGGTTCACGTCCATGCCGGCGGCGACCATCTGGTTCACGGCGTCGGCAAGCTCATTTCGACCGATACCGTTCGCCGAGGCATCATGACGGATACGGCGTCCCATCGTCGCTTCCTGCTCAGTGCGGGCGATGCCCGCCTTGATCGCAATGTCGCGGATGATCGCCTGATAGTCTGCTGAGATCGCGGTCGGGACAGCGACCGCAGCAGAAAACTTCACTGCGTCGCCGATCGTGCCTCGAACCCCTTCGCGGCCTGCCGCAATGCGTTCGTGACCAGCGGCCTTCAGGTCGAGTCCGCGCGCGGTGCGCCCGAGTCGCTGATACGATCTGTCAAGCCGGTCGACTTCGACGCCGGCTTCACGAAGGGACCGCAGGTTCGAATCGATCTTGCGACGGATATCCTCCGCCGCTGAATCGCCCGCCTGATGCAGCCGGCGGAACTCGTCTTGAAGTTTGATCGTGTCGCCGATCGTGCGCTGCCAGAGCCGGGTGTCGCTCGCCGTCTTCTTCAGACCGACAATGCGCGAGCTCGTCTCGGTGATCGCCTTGCCGAATGTCGCAGATACGGCACCGCCGATGATAATTCCCAGTGCGATGTCATTTGCCATCTCACACCTCATTTGATGCAACCGGCAGCGCCGGTTGCGAGTTCAGTCGCGCTCCCCCCGTTAGTCGGTCAGCCACCAGATCACGTCGTCGAGCGTCAACTCGTCGACATCACGCGGCGACATCCGCAGCTCGTTCACCAGGCGCTTCGCCAGCTTTTTGAGCGTCGGTGGGCTGATCCTTGCGAGGGGCTCGAAAGCGAAAGTAGGCATCCTGCAGGCGGTTGTAATCACCGAGATCCATGCCCTCCAGATCGTTCGGCGCGACCTCCGCCAGCGCTGCAAAGAGCGCGAGCTCCTGACCCGCCGGATCATCCGGATAGAGCTTCTGTGCAGCACGCTGGTCGCGCACCCTGGGTCGACGCAGCGTGATGCTGTCGCGCGTCACGCCGTCGAATGTCGCTGGGTAATCCAGCCTGACCGTTACCGTGTCCATCAAGCACCTCAAATAGAAACGGCGGGCAACACGTGCCCGCCGTCATTGAAAAAAGTTACTTTGCCGCCTGGCGAACCGATCACATGCCAATGGCCTTGCGAATCTCTGTGAGCTGGTCGACGCCGTTGATGATGCGCACCATACCGAGCGGATCGATCTCGTGTACTGCCACGCCATCGATCTCCAGCTTGTAGTACGTCAGCGATACGGTGAATTTGGATTCCACCTTTTCACCGGGCTTCCAGTCACCTGGATCGATCTCGGACAGCATGCCGCGCAACGTTGCCGCGACCGCCTTCGTCTTCCCCTGCAAGTCCTTGAATGCACCGCGAAAGACGCCGTTGAACGCCGTCGTATCGGCAAGCCCGAAGAAAACCAGCACCTCGCGCGTCATCGACGCCATCGCAAAGGAGGCCTCCATGGCTTCCATACCTAGGTCCATCTTCACGGGCGCATCCATGCCGCCGCCGCGATGCTCGTCGGTCTTGATCTTCAGCTTGGGCAGCGTCACCGAGGTCGACAGGCCGGCGAAGCCCTTGCCGTCGACATACAGGTTGTAGTTGGATAGTGTTTCCGGAATCACGCATCACCTCTCATGAGTGGGTATCGAGCACTTCGGTCAGCCACTGATTGGTGATCTCGAAGCGGAAGATGGGGTTTTCAGCGGGCGGCACATCGGTAAAGCGGATGTTCCAGTACACCTTGCCCTGTTCGAGCTGGCTTGCCGTATTCAATTCGGGATCGGCGTACACCTCGAAGTTGATCAGGGCACCCTGTCGCTTCAGGTCGCGCATGAACGCCTGCAGCCCCTTCGTGACGTCGTCGACGTAGGTTGCCGTAATGCCACGGTCGACCGCCCACTTATGCCCGGCGAGCACGGCATCCATGACGATATCGAGCGTACGCACACGCGTAACAAATGCCCATTTGGGGTCACTCGACAGCGTGCGATTACCCCACAGGCGATAGCCGCCGTCGCGAATGATCGTGGCGATCTTCGCGTTGTTCAGCAGATTCGCGCGGCAGGTCTCGTCGCCGTCGAGGAATTCGATCGGCCGTTTCGTGCCGGTGATGTCCGTGAGCTCCTTGTTCGACGGTGACGCCCAGAAACCGATGCTGGCATCCGTCTGGCAGAAGAGGCCAGCAGCGTATGACGAGGCGGGCGCATCGGCGTCGGCATTCGCCGTCGTGTCCCAGTACGTCGCGCCCGGATCGACCATATACAGGCGCTTGCTGCCGAAGTTCGCCGCGTAGGTGATCGCGGCCTCGTCGTCGGTGTTCGGACCGTCGATAATGCCGATTGCGCGCAGCTTGCCCGCAAGCGAATCCATTGCAGTCGCGACGGCCTGCGTGGAAGAGAAGCGCGGTGCAAGCAGCAGGCGCGGCTGCACGTTGTATTTCGACTTCGCATCGAGCAGCGACTGCAGGCCGGTACGGGCGCCGCCGGCAGTGACTCCGCCGATGATCGCCGAGGTGAGCGCTGCAACCTCACCTCCGGCAGCGACGCCTGTTGCGACAATCACAGCCTTGCTCTGCGCGTAAATCGCGCGCGCAGCCTGTGCGATCGCGCTGCGCTCGCCGAACGCCGCGACCGCCTCCCGGTAGCTCGTAAGCTGGACAGGCACGTTCGGCGACGCCAGATCTGCGCCCGGAGTGTAGGTGTTGACCATGCCGACGATCGACGAGCTCGGCACGGCGATCGTGCGCGGTCCGGAGTCGACCAGCGAGACGGTGACGCCATGAAAAAACGATGTTGCACCCATTAAGTCTCTCCAAAAAAAAGACCGCCCCGAAACACTCTTCGGGGCGGTCATCGGTGGGGGATACGGCGTCAGACGGTCGGAACGTGCTCGGCCTTCGGCGAATCGTCGGCTGGCGCTGTTGGGGTTTCCAGAACCGGCGTCGGCGGTGGATCGTATGGCGCGGGTTCATCGGGCCAGACAACAGCGTTGGGGAACGTCTCGCGCGTGATCGCACGCTTGAGCGCCTCCTGGTAGGCCGTCCAGACCTGATACTCATAAAATTCCTTCGCCAGCAGCGTGCGGGCCGCGTAGGCGTCCGCTTTCCCGTCTGTCTTCGCCAGCGCGATTGCCATGCGTCGGTCAAACTCAGCCATCGCCGGCGCACTGGCTTCTTCGAACGGCATCGGGTCAGCCGGCCAGCTCACCGTTTCGGGAAACCCTTCGGCCTGGATGGCTCGAACCAGGTCGAGCTGATACGCGGACCAGGCCCGGAAATAGTAGGCATCGGAGACTGACAGGAGGCCCGCCGCATAGGCATCGGATTTGCCGTTGTTCATCGCCCGGGCACGATTCATACGCATATCAAACTCGGCCATGGCCGCCGCGCGGACCTTTGTCGCGATCACGACCGGGTCGATTGACCATTGCCCATCGCGCCATGCGTACTCGTCGGAGGGACGCCGCGTTTCCGTCAAGCCATGCTCGGCCGGTGTCGTGCCGGCAGCGAGGATCTCGGCCGCTTCGCCGTTGTCCTGCCGGTAGAGCATCCGGCCGCGATAGTCGGGCAGCAGCTTCCATGCGCCGTCGCGCCAGAACGGCCATTCGAGGTGCTTGCGTTCCGGTAGCGCGTCGGTAGTGCTGAATGCCGGCACGAGCCAGCGGCCCATATTCAACGGATCGGAGTCAGCGAGCCGGCTAGACGTGTACTGGCCCGTTGTGGCGTCGTATTGGTGAATCAGCATCGTGTGGTGGTCCTCAATGGCGTCTGTTAATAAGCGCGGATCATGGCGAGCAAGGCGATGTTGCGCGGGCGTGCCTCAGCGCCGCCGTCAGCGTTGACAGTGATGGTGTGTGCGTGTGCGCCGGCCGAGCCGATGCCTACGTTGTGGCCGTGATTGCCGGCGCCGTCTGTATCGAACGAGTGGGCATGGCCGCCCGCCCATCCGGTCACCGGCATAACCGGGTTGTCTAGTGAAAAGCCGCTATTCAGACTGCCGCGATCAGTGTCGTTAGTGCTCAGCGGCACGGGCTGCGAAAAACCGTGCTGATGGTCGCCGACCCACGACGTGCCGCCGTGGTGGCCGTGCCATCCCTGCGCGTCCGTCCAGGCGCTATGGAGGTGATCGCCAATGGCCGACGAACTGGCCCCGTGTGCGTGAGAGCGGTTCTGACTGTCCTGCCATGAACCGATTGCCCGCGAAGCGTCAATGCCGCGCCCGTCATCCCAGCAGCGCAAGTGTTCGCCGCGTAGCTCCGGGATGCGGAACGTCGATGCGCCGTCGCCGCCGGAGAAACACGCCCAACTCCCGCCTGACCACGCCGCCTCGGTCACAAGCGCGCCGCTCGCCTGCGCATAGGCCCACAAGGCCGGATAGTCCGCTCGGTTCAGCAACGCGCCGTTAGCCTTGAGAAAACCCGCGCGTGCGGATGTGCGTGGCTCCATGACGATCTGCCCGATCGATGCTGAGGCGATCGCGGACGTCACCCATGCGGTCGTCGCGTACAAGGTCGAGCTGTCGCCGGCGGCCGGGGTCGGCCCTGTCGCGGCCTTATTGAACGCGGTGCCGGTCGGCGAGAAAGTCACCGTCGGCACGGCGTTGCACGTAATCCCGAACGAACCATCGTTGACGTGATAGATGCCCGTATCTGATGCGCCATCGTTGGTGAACGTCAGCGATGGTGCGGAGGCGCTCCCTTCGTCGAGAAACAGACGTTTGCCTGCAGTAAAGGTCACGTCACCGATAAACGACGCACCGGTGAGCGCTGCATAGCGCTTTGCCGCTGTCTTCGGCGTGACGGCGCGGGTGTCGTCGTTGCCGGCGTCGGTTTCGGCCTGCGTGGCCAGCTCGACTACGCCCTGCCGTTCGGTCGTCGCCGGCGGGTTCGTGAATGACGCATCGCCGAACACAAGCTGCGCCGCGTCGATCGTGGTTAACTGCACATCGGCCGACAGCAATACCATTGCCTGCGGCGATTTTTCCATGATCGGCGTGGTCTGCCCGTAGGCCGCCGCGAGCACACCATTTTCGAGATACAGGCCGAACCCGTACAGCGTGAACTGGTCAGCCGTATCGTCTTTCAACGTCACATGAATCGTATCGGGCGCGACGTTTTCGCCGGCAAACGTCGTGATGCGCTTGCGCTCGTTCGGCAAGGCTTTCATCGATCTGTCAGCGACAAAAGCGGCGGTTGCGAGTCCGATCTCGACGATCCTGTGTGCGGAGGTGCCCGCGTTGCCAGGGGCGACAAGCGCTTCGCGCCCTGCGTCAGTGACAGTAATGAGGTTTCCTGCCATGTGTCAGATATCCGTGAATCTATCGGTCAATGAGAGGCGTCGATACAGGGCCGGCCGTACTGCCGCCGCGACACGCTGCGTGCCCTGCATCTCAAAACCTTGAGTGAACGTGTAGTGCGCGCTCGCGCGCTTGGAACGTTCGATCTCCGCGATGATGTCGGCGACAAAGGCAGCCGTCGCCGGCAATCCGTCACGCGCGCTTACCGTCATGACGATTTCGAACGTACCGGGTTTTCCCGGCGGGTCCATCTCGAACCACTCGCGCAGGGCAAGATTTCCGCCGAATGTCGCGATGACTTCGCGTACGGCAGCAACGGTGCCCTTCTTGCGTGCGATCGGAATCGCCGCCTTCACGCGCGCGCGCTTGACCTGTTCGGGCCAATAGTCTTTCCACGTGTCGATGCCAAGGTGCCAGGCCAGCCACGGCAGCAGTGCGAGCGGGATCGTGTCCGGGTTCATCAGGTCGGCGAGCGGAACGGGGATGTCGGCGCTACGAGCGCTGGTCGCCGCGATGCTTCGTTCGAGTGGCGTCGCATTGGAAGGAAGCAGACCGGCCGGCAGCAGACTATTCATTGGATCCCCCGTCATACACGCCCCCGTCGATCAGCTCGATCGCGGTGCAGAACGTTGCCTGCTGCTTCGTGACCTTGATGCCGTCAGGTGGCGTTTCAAGAACGACCTTCTGCACACCGGCGACGCGGATCGCGGCATGCAGACCATCGGTGGTGACTTCCATGTCCAGCCGGTGCATGTCATCGGCATACTGCTGCGTACGTTTTCTGGACTCGGCGAGCACAACCGACCGGTCAGGACCGGCAAAGAACTTAAGCGTCGCGCGGATCTGGTACCGAATGACCTCCGCACTGCGCACTGTGACCTTGTCGGCGAGCGGTCGCACGTCATCGGAACGCAGCGCTTTCGTCACGATTTCGATGAGTTCGTCACTGGCTGTGCCATCGCCCTCACGCGACAGGATCGTGACGACGATTTCGCATGGGGCCGGACTGGTCACTGAAACCGAAAGCACACGACCGTCGGCATTCAACGCATGCGACCTGTAGGCACCCTCGGGACCCGCCACCGAATAGCCTTGCGGCGCAAGTTGCGTACGCACCCGCAGGTCGTCGTCCTTTTCCTTGAGCACCTCATCGCCGCTTTCCGCGTCGCCTGGCGGGTCTGGCGGCTTGATCGCCAGGCGCTTGATCCCAAAGAGCGCCGCGAGATGTTCAAGATCAGCACCCGTTGCAAAAGCGAGCATCACCGAACGCGAGGCATCGTTCACGCGTGCCCGGAAGCGCACCTCACGATATGCCGCCAGCTCGATCAGCTTCACCACGGGGTCGGATTCCAGTGCGGCATTCCAGTCTGAATAAATGCTTTTGAAGTGTCCGAGCAAGTCCTGATAGACCTCTTCGAAGTCGAGTGTCTCGACCACATCTGGCGGGTCAATCGCGGTCAGATCAATGGTTGTCACGTCGTCACCTCGAACAGAATTTCATCGCCCATGTAGACGCCCTGAATCCTGAAGGTCACACTACCGTCGAGGACCGACAGCACCGTGACGCGCGACAGCCTGATACGCGGTTCCCACCGCCCGACCGCACGCGCGGCTTCCGCCTGTACAGTCGATATCCACCCACGCGTAACGGGCAGATCAACCATCCGTGGGATGTCGGAACCGTATTCAGGACGTTCGCGGCGAGTGCCCCTGCGGGTCGACAGAATGTCGCCGATGCTCTGCTTCAGGTGAGCAATCCCCGTGATGGGCATACCCGTGCGCCGGTCCATGCCGATCAGTGCCTCCATGCTCAGGCACTCCTATCGACACGCTCGAAGTCGGCATGCTGAATGAGAAAGGTGACATGTTCGGGCTTTGACACAGCGACGACGCCTCGCTCGACAGTTAATGCGTCGCCATCCTGAAACACCACCGTACGCGACCTGTATACCTTGTCGCGAAATGTCACCACAGCGGACACCGCAGCGGCCTGTGGCGAACCAATGGCTTCATTGTCTTTCGGCATATCCATGCTCCAGAATGAAAAAAGCCCCGCACCGATGCGAGGCCAAAGTTACTATTTACAGACCGGTGCTACGCTTACAGTGGTTCGCTGGTCGGCGCGCCGTCGCCCTGTTCCCTATGGGTGTGATGCGGCAACGATTTGCCCTTCGAGGTCACATTGCCGGTGAAATCAGCATCACCATCGATCGTCGACGCCGCTCCGCCTGCGGTGTTCTTGCCTGTCATGCCGCCAAGAAACGAGAGCCGCTTCGCCGTCGTGCTGTTTCCGGTGAACGTCGAATCCGGCGCATCGACAAGCAGCTTCGGCGTGGTCTGCGTGATGCCGGCAGCCGTCAGTTCCATCTGCGTGCCGCCGATACGGAATACGATACGACCGCCTGCTGGCACCGAGAACACGTATTCATGCGTGTCATGGTCGTAGTGCTCATGCGCACCGTCCGGATAATCGGTTGCCGTCACGCTGGCCGACGCACCGTTTGCACCGCCATGCGTATCGCTGTAGAAGCCGGCCAGCACAAAGGCACCTGCCAGCGTTCCCGATGGGGCCAGCACGATCGCCTGCTCCCCCACCGACGGCGGGCACCACGTG